GACCTCACCCACCTCGCTACATTTTCCACAATATGGATAATGGCAAGGGAGATCGTAATACCAACATATGTCATCATAAAGACACTTACAACACCAATCATAGGACCACATGTCTTACGAATCTTGGTGATGAGTTCCTTCAATCTATTGTACGGTTTAGACAAAAACCTTCCTTTTAACCAAGCAATATGGTCGGCAAATGTACAATACACACTATCAAACCACTCTAAAAACTTGGTAGATACACTAGGCATTTCCACTGATAGAAATTCAGCATCGGGTTCCCACAACAGTCCTGATAACTCTTGAGTTATATTACGAGACATCAGTAAATCTTCCCAATGGAGATTACTGTCAGTACGGCACACAAAAGCTGCAATCTCATCCTGCGTAGGTCTACGACTGATAGCTCTACGAACATAAGCCTCAATGAAGTTTAAATTATGGAATATCAAAGTGTGTGGATTCACCACCTCCGTCTGAATTCTCCGATACATTTTCGTCATAGTATCATACAAGTCCACATTCTTCTTCACATTATTAGTAGGGTACCACCAAGTCCACATCGAATCCGATGGGGGTGATGGCATAGCATCGAGAACATTATGTAAATGTTCATCCCGACAAAACTCATCATGATCATGGTCTTGTATACAACCTAAATAGGGCATAAATCTACCTGAAGCCTTAAACCTCTCAGGTTTAGAGGTACCCCTGATTCTACTATTGAGTATAGCACGGGCACGCTCTAACACTTCATCCTCATCGACACTATCCATGTCAACAACGTCATCTTCATCATCACTATCTTCAATAGGATCAAGTTCAGATTTAGATCCAAACAAATTAAACCAAATCTGCTCCTTAAAAACAGGGGTTTCTTGGTCAACATCAGGTACATTCTTACGCTTCAGCATCTGATCCTTAATAATATCAGATACAACATTAGCCTTAGTCTCTAACCAATCACGTCTCTTATCAAAAGCCATGACAAATTGATCAATAAGGCCATCAAAGTCATATACAGAGCGGGTACTACCATTAATCACTGTAAAAGTGTTAATGGAGTGGTTAAAAATGGTCCTACCTTTGTCATCTATTGGTAACTTACTAGGAT